CTTGGGCCGAACTTGATATCCTTGTAGATATCTTTAACACCAGTGCTTTCCTTCTTACGGTTTAACTTGTAAACATCGAAGTCAACAATCAATCTGGCTTTTTCTTCCTTACTGATGTCTGCTTCTTTAAATTCGATTGGGTCCTTAATGTTGTAGCCCTCATCAATCAAGTAATCCAAAAAGGCTTTACTAAATTCTGTGTGATCTACGACCTTAGGTACCTCATCACCTGCGTCGCCAAGACATACGTGTTCCATAATCCAGTGATCCATATGATCATGTTTATTCTCAGGCACAATCCACTTACGTGTAAGTGCACTGTATTGGAAAACATTTTCAGTGTCTCGTTGGGCTTGGATCATATCCTTGTCTGGGCTATGAATAAGGATCTTTTCGTATTTGTTGAATTCCTTTGCAAGAACCAACATAATATCGTCAGCCTCAGCCTTAGGAACCTCGATAACCTTCCAAGGCAGATTTGTTTTGATTTGATTGATGAGACCATCAATCTCACTGAACACTTCTGCAAAGTTGATTTCAGATTCTTCACGACCTTTCTTACGACCAGCTTTATAGCCGGCATAAACGTCCTTACGCCAATAACCGTCAGATGACTTATCTAAGCAAATTACCAAGTCTCCAAAATTAGAACCGTGCTCTTGTTTAACGGAGAACAGTTCTTGGAGAATGAAGTACTTTGTCAGACCAATGAATTCTGATGTGATGAACTTGCCGTCCTTCTTGGAAGGCTTAATGTTAGCAACGGATGTATGAATCATCCGATGAATAATTGAGCTAAAATCAATCAGAATCATTACTTAACCTCCTATATAAAAGGGCTTGCGCCCTCTTATACTAGTCCATTAAGTAAGTCATCCAAACTGTTGCTAGCAGGTTTAGCGGCTGGTTGAGCTTGTGCTACAGGAGCAGCTTGCTGAACTTGTGCAGGTGTTACTTCAACCGCTGGTGCTGTAGGAACAGCAACTTGGGCAGTTAGAGGAGCACTTGGTGTCACACCTTCAACATCAGCGAAGGTTACCCAACGCAACTTGTCTTGCAACTTTTGATATGGCATGAATGACTCAGGCTTAATCAAATCTGATAGCTTATGTGTATTTTTCTTGATGTCTTCCAACGCTTCTTCAACAGAGCCGTAGATTGAGGTAACCTCGTTCACAACTTCTGATGAGTCATAGTTGATCTGACCATTAGCACCCTTCTTAGCAACTAGGCGGAAGCTGTTACCTGCGAGTGGGTTGAACAATTGCTTAGGTTGTGCACCAAGCGCACGGTCTTGTTCAGATGGGTCAACTGCGTTTTGGATTTTATCCTTCATTGCACCAGACATTTCGTAAAGGAATACTTTACCTTCGTTGGCTGGGTTAGCAGGATCTTTAAGGACCTTGATGTTAGCGATGTACTTGATACCGCGACCGAATAGCTTTGCGCCTTCTTTGTCACCGGCATTCCATAGCTTTTGCCATTCTTCTTGGAATGGGCATGGTTGTCCGATTGATGATGGTGAGAACTCAGAAACGAAACGCTTCTTACCGTTCTTAGTGATGGTTGTATTTACTTTGAAAAGTTTTTGGATCATACCCTTTTCAGAGTCAGGAAGGAATCGAATTAGAGCGGCACCATTACCGTTCTTGTCCTTACCTAGTTTATAGAAGCGGTTATCCTCAGCATACTTGTTAGATTCCTGAGCAAACGGGTCAATACCCACGGCTTCTTTCATTGCGTCAAAATTAAATGCACTAGCGTCGATCATATTATTCTCCTTAATTTACGTCGATTTTCAATAGTTTATCGTCAGTTGCGGACTAATTCGAAATTATAACTAGTGAACCATTAAAAATTCACTAATTATAAACTTATTTATACAAACTTAATTATACTTTTACACTCATGAGAACCTTAAAGCCTTCCAATGATTTGTTCGTCATAAGAATACGATAAGAATCGCGAGCGCTATTGTACTTAACATCCACGGTGTACTCAGACGCTGGGAGCATCTTAAAGTTATCAACTGGGATCTTAATTTCGAATTCTTTATTTGTGTTCGCTTGCTTTGTCACGCTGAATGAGTTAGACTTAGCATTGAACTTGTTTGTTGCGCCTAGACTGATCTTCATATCACCATCTTG